AACACTGCCGGTAGGATTCTGACCATGCCAAAAGAATACACCGTCACGGCACGTGGCGAAGAGATCACGTTCACCTCTAACTTTGAGACGCTCGACGAAGCGGCAGCCGAACTAGTTGCGAGGGGCAACCCTAGCAAGTTCGCACGGGAACTTCTCGAAAAGCACCACCGATACGGTCTGTCTGACAAGCAGGCTGCGTGGGTTCACAAGATGGCTAGCGAAGAGCCTCGCGAACAGCGCGAGCCGTTGGCTCTGGGCCTCACCAACATCGTCCGAATGTTGGAGGTCATGCCCGGCAAGGGAAAGCGCAAGCTCCAGATCGCTGACGGCATCGAGGTGTCTTTGAACGGTCCACGCTCAAAGAACCCTGGACACGTAAGCGTGACGGACGGCGGTCCGTACAAGGAGAACACCTACTACGGACGCATCGACGACGAAGGAACGGTCTACACGGGCCGCGACTTCACTGACCAAATCCAGCAGGCGCTGGTTTCATTCAACAACCAAGGACAGGAAGCAACCGATGACGACCTCGACGCAAGCATGCCCTTCTGAGATAGGGGACAAGACCAAGGAGGTTCAAGCAATGCTAAAGACACTCCTGCAACTGAGCAGGAGACTCGCAGAGAACGCGACGACCAAGGTCGTGAACGGCGACGAGCCGTATGTCACCAACATCTACGCGCTGCGCTCGGCCACCATTCTGGAGAGCCACATCGAGCAAGCGGTGCATCACATGAACGGCGTGGAGTTGTTCATTCGGACGATTCAGCGATGGGAGGAAAACGATGGAAACTGACGATGCCGGCAAATGCACCGGCCCCATTTGTTACTGCGAAGAATGCTTCGATCGGGAGGAACACGATGACAACTAAAGCAGAACGTCCGTCTGAGGGCGGTCACTGGTATGATCGCAACGGTAACCAGATAGGTTTGATCGAGCGATCGAGCGGTGAGGGTATGCGAAAGCCCACGCTGCGCGACGCACGCGCTCACAACTGGGGACCAGGGGTCACGACCATCATCGGGTGCGCCGCAGCGCCCGGGCTGACACGCTGGAAGCAAGAGCAGGCTGCTATCGCTGCCAACCAGACCTACAAAAGCGACGCTACTACGTATGCCGAATGGCTACCTCGCGTTCTTGAGAAGGCCGGAGAGACAGCGAAGAAGGCTGCTGAAGAGGGCACTAGCATTCACGCTGCGATCGAGCGTTTCTACAGCGACAAGCCATACGACAAGTTCTACCGTGCACACGTTCTGTGTGTGGCTGACTTGATCGAAGAGCATTGCCCTACGGCCACCACGTTGCACCCCTGGCTCGCAGAGGAGGGACTAGCCCACCCGTGGGGATACGGCACGAAAGCCGACCTCCACAGCGAGGCTTGGGTGCTCGACTTCAAGACGCGAGACGGTGGTCACGATGTCTTCGACAACCTGAAGACATACGAAAGCCATTGGATGCAGCTTGCTGCGACCCGGCAAGCCGTGGACCTGAAGACGCCCACCTCTCACAAGAAAGACTGCGCGATCGTCTACATCAGCAGGACTCATCCTGGTGTGTGCTCTTTCGTGCAAGTTAAAGAGGAAGACCTTGAGCGTGGGCTTGCCATGTTCAAGGCGTGCCTTGACCTGTGGCAAGCGAAACAACGACACAAGCCGGAGTGGTAACGCAACATGACCTACCCAAAATTAGATGATGTCGTCAAGGCTGACGACGTAAGCAAGAAGGGCGGTGGCAACTTCGCTGCCGACTACGTGAACTGGGCGCGGATCGCTGCCTACCTGCGCGAGCACGCGCCGGGCTGGCAGGCATACGCCAAGCCTGCCGAGGACGGTGGCATCGCGCACCGTGCCCCTGACGGCTCGTGCTACCTGCTGATCGGGTTCCGGCAAGCCTACGTCGCACATGACGACGAAGATGGTCCGATGGTCACGACGCTTGTCCCGCACGCGGTGATGGATCACCGCATGAACGCCAAACAGCAGCCCGACGCACGCGACATCAGCGACGCCTTCGTGCGTGGCATGTGCAAGGCAGCGGCGTTGCTGTTCGGTCTGGGCTGGAAGCTCTGGAGCAAGGACGACCCGATGGAACGGGAAGCCCCGGCCCCCAAGCCCAAGCCCAAGCCTGCGCTCGAACCGTTCCCGCTCAAGGAGCACGCGCTCTCTGCGCTGGAGAACGTCAAGGACATGCCATCCTTCAAGGCGTGGGGTGCTCGCGTGAAGGCGAGCCAGATCACAGGTGACGACCTGACAGAGTTACGCGAAGCGGGTCAACAGCACATGGCAAAGATCAAGGAGGCGAGCGCATGAGCGACGACAAAACCAAACAACACGAAGAGGCACGCGAAAAGGTGCTCTTGCATTCAGCGCGTCTGCTTGTTGATGGCGACATTGATGGCTGGCACGATTTCATGGAAGACTTATCCCAGGCTATTGAAAAGCAAGGGGGATTGCCTGACCGCCGCGAGGGTGAGAGTGCCTTCGACCTTGTGCTTCGCCATCTAAAAATAGAGTACCTAAGAGAGGAGGAGCAAGAATAATGAGCGCACGCGACAAGGTGCTTGAGTGTGCAGGTGCGGTTCTCGCAGCGTGGCGAGAGACCCTGCTGGATTCTGTCCCCGCTGGCCTAGAGGAATCTATCGTAGACCTCAGGGCAGCGGTGGAGCGGATGAACGAAGAGTCACACGCACGGGCTACCGATCCTGAAACCAGCAAGCAGGGGCCAGTCTCTTACCGCATGAACCAAAGCCGTAGCGATGTGCTGCAGACGTTGCGACTTCGACCGCTGACGGACATCGAGCTTGTCTCTGCTATGAGCCCGAAGATGTCAGCGAGCGGTGCCCGATCTCGACGCGCTGAACTAGTTCGCATGGGTCTGGTCAAAGACACAGGCAAGCGACGCAGGTCATCGACCGGCAGGCTACACGCCGTCTGGGAGGTGGTATGATTCATCCATACATCATCCTCGAATCAACCAGCCGTGCGTTCTTCGTTCATCCAGAGTCCGTGTGGAGTGCTTCCAGACAGCAGATATTCAGCGCACCACGCAAGGTCGCTGCCTATCTGATACGCAAGCATGTGGGTCTCTCCATGGAGGATATCGCCTACTTTCTCAATCGTAGAGATCATTCGACTAGTGTGTATTGGGTCAAACAAATCGAAGATCGTGTCAACGACGGATCTTATGTAGAGATCGTCAGCAGGATTGAGGACAGTTTCAAAGATGCCCAGCAAACGACCGCCGAAATACAGGATCTATGTAGCGCCCACCCAATTCTGCGAGATGGGCCACGACACACACGTTGTTGGAACCGACTACAATGGATACTGCAATGCCTGCCTTGGGAAGAAGTCCCCGTCAGCAGAGCAGGATCGGCAGAGAGCGGAAGACCTGTTGAGGCTAACAACTAAACTGGAGCATTGCATGCCATGGGAAAGAAGAGACATACTGATGGAGATACGAGCCGTGAAGAGGGGATCTACGGGCTGATGCAAGCAGCCGGGTTCACGTCTATCGAGCAACTAGCCGAGCACTCTGGAGTGAGTACTCGGACGATCTTCAACTGCCAGTACGGACTTCACACGCCGAACAAGAGCACCATCAAACTCCTTGCTCAGTCTCTGAAGGCTGATCAGGGAGACGTTGAAGATCTTCTAACTGAGCCAGAATGATCGGCTCTCGCCGAAGGGTCCACAGCTTACGCTTGCCCTTCGGCCCTCTCTGAGACCACGACCAGATCTCGAAGCGTGCTGGCGATTCCAGCCAGAGCTTCAGTCGTGGCTCTGCTATCGACTTCTTGCGGCGAGCCGCGTGACCGGAACCGGACGTTGCTTGCACCGCTAGCGGTCCTTGTTCGAGGTCGTCGATGACGATCATGTCGATGCAGCCGAACAGATCCTGCCGGATCTTTGCCCACTGGTTCCACTTCTCGACGACCCCTGCGGTCCATCCGTTCTTGCGGCAGTACTGAAGAGATCTTTGAGTTGGGCTAGACATGGCTGGTTGTTCTTGATAATTATCGTGAGGTTCAGTAATAACCATTACGAGCGAGAGGGACTCGTTGTCATAACCGGGTCTTGATGATGGTGGCGGTCAGTGGTTTTTGGGGTTGCTTTCCTTCCGCTGGCCGCCACTACTTTTAGCATTCCTGGGGCCGAGACTTTGTAGTGCGCGTTGCGGTTGGTCAGAGACTGCGACTGCGCCTCACTCCCTACTTCTTCCCCCTATCGCCCTAGCAGGCGAGACAAAGTTTCGGCCCCTTTTACCTTGCGAAGCAATTCGCGTATGGATACGCGTATGGGTATGGAAGAGCAAACCAAGCTGCTGGGGAAGCAGCTACAAGAATCCCCGTTGTGGAGCGACCACGTCTCTGTACCGGCAAGATGGCTGTTCATCTGCCTGCTTCTGAGGACCGATGACAAGGGCGAGATCGTCGTCGATGAAGACTACCGAGTCTGCTCAGAGATCTCAGGTCTAGGAATCCAGTCTGCTCAGAGGGCTTTGACGGAACTGGAGAAGGTCAAGATGATTACGGCCTACGACGACGACACGATACTGGTCCACCGTGTCGGGCTCTATCGGCAGAGACAGACCAAGTCTCAAGCACGGAGCGCCGCATACTCGAAGGTCTGGAGACAGCGAAAACGCACGAAAAGCGATTCGGGTGACGATTCGCGAATGCCTACGCATCAGGAAAATCCCCCCCAGACCCCCCCTAGTGATAGTACTACTAGTACTAATGGTACTAGTACTAGTACAGTACAAAAGGACTCGGGAAGCACGACCGTTGAGCCATCCTCCAAGGATGAGAAGCCCAAGAAGACCGACAAGCAGATCCGCGAGGAGACTGGGTTCAACGAGTTCTGGGATGCCTACGGCAAGAAGACCAGCACCAAGACAGCCCTCACCGCCTGGAAGAACCTGACCAAACGGGACCGTGAGGCTGCCATGGGGGCCGTCGCTGCCTACGTAGCAGCTACCCCCGACGTGCGCTTCCGCAAGAACCCGTCCACCTGGATTCACCAGCGGTGCTGGGAGGATGAGTTGGTGGCACCTCAGAAAGCCCCGCCTCGGGAGCATATCCATGAGGCTGGCGAGATTGACTTCTGAGGGCACTTATCTCTCCAGGGTGTCTGGGGAGGTGCCAAGCATTTCAGTGGCTTACAG